ATCAATTCCACTAATCAATTTGGGTATAACTTCAATTATTTCTCTTTTTGATAAAGCCCCATTTACTTTAACTTTTAAAATATCCATCATCTTTAATAAATCTTTTTTGGTGTGAGTTTTATGAATATACATTTTTAATTATAATATATAATATATTTTTTTTTTCTAATATATACTTATATAAGAAAGATGGTTTATAAAAGCGGAAAACTAAAAGGTGAATTAACAACACCAGAGATTAGGAAACTAATTTCAGCACATAATAAATTAACTGATATTAAAATTAAAAAAGGAGCAACTCGTGATGATATAATTAAATTATTAAAAAATAATGGATGGAGTGTAGATCATAAAAAACAATCTTTAATTCCAACTGATAGACCACGAAAAAAAATCATTACTTTAAAAGAAGCAAAAGAAGTAACTAAACCAAAACCAAAAACAGAATTACAAAAACAAAAATTAAAAGAGAAGAAAGAAGAAAAAGAAGTTGAGAAGAAAAAAGAAGTTCGTGAAATTAAAAAGAAAGCAATTCAAGAACAAAAAGCAATTCCAAAACCGAAACCCAAAGAAGAACCGAAACCCAAACCAGTTAAGAAACAAACACCAAAACCAAAATCAAAACCAGTTCCCAAAGATTCACATGTAATGCCCGACGGAACTATAATGAAAAATAAAGATATGCCCCAAAAAGATAGTAACCCATTTATTGGAAAATCAACCGCCCCTAATGCAAAACCAACTTATAAACCAAAACCGAAACCAAAACCAAAACCATCACCGAAACCGAAATCAGTTAAACCACCACCAAAACAAGACACAAGTGGAATTGATACTTATGATAAATTATCAAAATTTGTAAGTGATAGAACAAGAAAATCAACATTTGAAATTGGTGATTGGGTTAAGAAAAATAAATCGACTAAATTTAAATCTAAAAAAGAAATATTTAAAGCAGCAGATAATTTTATTAAACCTATAATGAACCCATTATTTGATATGATTGAAAAAGCATTAGAAGGAGATAAACCTTATATTAATAATAGTCAATATGAAACACTTGATGCATTAGTGGAAAAAGTAAGGGAATTTATGAGAGATAAACGAAGTGAATTAGAAAAGAATATAGAAACAGAACCAGCAAAACCAGCACCGAAATCTGTTAAAGAGAAAGTTAAAGCAATTGAAAAGAAAGCAACACCAAAACCAAAAATATCTGCTTTAATAAATAAAAAGAAAGAAAAAGAAGCTTATGATCGTGGAGTTGAAGAAGGTAAATTCCAAGCCAAGGATGATATGGAAGCTGGTAATGATTATGATAATAAGAGTGAAGGTGATTTTGGTTATGACCCAAAAACCCAACAAAATTTAATTCTTCAAGCAAGAAAAGGATTTTCCGTTGGATTTGATATGGTATGGTCTAAATCAAAAACAAAAACAATAATTAAAGTTGATGAAGATTTAAAAGAAGATAAAAAAATAATGTCAAAAGGTGGTTTTGAGAAAACCGAGTTATATAGAGAATTATTAAAATTGGAAACCAAGCAAATTAAAGAACTTATAGCTGATCGTAAAAATAACAACGGCGAAAACTCATATGAAATTCGTTATAAATATGAAAAACTCGAAGACGCTGTAAAGAAAAAATATAAGGAGAAAGCACCGATGAGTATATTATCATTATTTATGAAAGATAAAGCATTTGCAAAATTAGTAAAAGAACATGATAGTATTAAATTATCTTAATCATCTTCGGGTTGAGCCTTTTTCACATATACATTCATCCCAGTAGTCGCGACATCATGGCCGAGGATTTTAGAATCATTCGCCATTTCTTCTTTAACACCAGCATATTTTGAAGACATATATGCCTTTCTTAATAATGTTGTACTAATTGATTTTCCCATATATTTTTGAGATGTTTTAATTAATAATTGACTTAAAGCATTTCGAGTTAAAGGTTTACCAGTTGATGATTTAAATAAAACACCCATACCATTTACTTTAATAAAATATCTTAATAACTTTTTTAAATCTTTTGGAATATCTATTTTTAATTCTTCATATTTTTTACTTGTCTTATATTTATTCAAAACAAAATACATATTATTTTTTTCTAAAACTAAAAAGTTTTTAGATTTTTTATCTTCTTCATTTAATTTATTATAAACTCGTTTATTAATAACTTCCATTCCAGCAACATCATTCCGCATAGGTAATCTTACATAAATATTAAATATTGTGAATACTTGTAATAACGCAAGTTCTTTCGAATTTAAATTCTCTTTTTTCTTAATGGGTTTTAATTCGTCAGCCATTTTATTAATCATTTCATATATTTCATCTGTTGTTGAAAAGTTCTTACTTTGTTTATCACTAATAACACCGCTTTTTTGATCTTCACTATATTTATCATTTAATTCATCTCTTTTTTTAGAATATGTTTCAATTAATTCATCATATTCTTTTTTATCATTTAGAGCCATTAATAATACAATAATCGCGTTTAAATGATTTCTTTGACTTGTATAATGTAGGTGACTTATTTTATCCATTACATTATCTGGTTTATCTAAAAAATCATAATTATCAGTATCAAAAATAGTTTTTAATTTTTTTAAATTTGTCATGTATTGTTTAATTGTATTTTCTTTTAGGTTAGGTCGTGATTCTTTAATATCTTCCATAATATTATTTGATTCAATTGTCATTTATATATTATATATATATAAATTAATTTAAAATATAAAACGATAAAAAAAAGATTAATTATTTTAATCTTTCTTCCGCAACTTTAAATATTTCTTCATCCATTTCAATTCCAATAAAATTACGATTCATATTTTTACAAGCAACACCAGTAGAACCAGACCCCATAGTTGGATCAAGTATTACATCACCTTCTTTGGAATAATATTTAAATATCCACTCCATCAATTGAACTGGTTTTTCTGTTGAGTGTTTCCCACGAGTTGATTTAATTTCTAACATAGTTGTTGGAAGGGGTGGTTCATAAGCAGTCCCACCATTTCTTCCAATATATAACTCTTTATCAAAATTTTTTAGTTTTCCATTATTCAATCTATTTGTAAAATCATAACAATCTGGTTCTCCTTCTTTAACAACTGATACTGGAAGGGGTGGGTCATAATGTGGTTCAGCTTTCAATAATCCATTTCTTGATATTTTACTATATAAACCACCTTTATTTTTATATTTTTCGTCAAGTTCTTCTTTAACAACTGATACTGGAAGGGGTGGGTCATATGCGGGTGTTCTAACATTACTCGGTCTTTCATCTATCATTTTATCTGGATCAAAACCATATATATTATTAATTTCTTTAACAACTGATACTGGAAGGGGTGGGTCATAAAACTTTTCTTCACCTTTTTTTGACCTTCTTAATGGTTTTTTTCTTTCTTGACCGGTAATTCCAACTTTTCCACTTGAATGAATTATACCATTATGTTCTTCTTCTGTTTTTTTACCTTCTTTAATAAATTTATGTTGATGACTTGATAAATCATAAAAAGGTAGTTTTTCATAAAATACATAAACCATTTCGTGTTTTCGCATCGGCATCTTTTTAGCACTTAAAAATCCAGCGGGGGCAGATTTAACCCATACTAAATCATATCTAAAAAAACATTTCTTCGGTGCTGACTGAATTAATGAAACTCCAAATTTAGTTGTTGTTGTCATAAATATTGGTGTATTTAATTTTTTAATTCTCATCACTTGTTTCCAAAATAATTCTAAATCAATTTTACAATCCCACTTGCAACTTGTCTGTCCGTATGGTAAATCACAAAAGATTAAATCAATTGACTTATCATCAAGGTCTTTCATTTTTTCTAAACAATCTCCATTAAATATTTGACATGTTGATTTTGGATTTTCCATTTATATATATTATATATATATAAATTAATTTAAAATATAAAACGATAAAAAAAAGATTAATTATTTAAAATATATTTTATTATTTTTGATTCACCTTCGGGATAAACCTTACAATATTTTATATTTTGTTTTCTGTTGGTATAAATTTTTAACATTTTATAAGACATTTTTGAATAAATACAATCTTTATAAAAAATATATCTTTTTGTCTCTTTTAATTTATCCATTTAATTATTATATATAATATAATAATTATTATAAAACGGATTTATGCAAATCTGGAAGTCATTTTTCCATCAACTAATTCACACACTTTTAATAGTTCCAACCAAACCCTTAATGTATAAGTTCCAGCAGTTAGGTTGGGGTTCTTGTAGGTTAGATCCATTCCACGACTATTAACTCGTTCCGCACGATTGGGACGAATACTATTCCAGAAGAAACGACCACTTAATCCCGTGTTTTGAATGTTCCCTTCGAAACCATGGGGGGTGATAGTTAAAGCACCCGCTTCTCTCGAATATTCCCCACGAGTAACCATAGGAACTGCGCCTTCGCTCTGTTGAGTAGTTGAGAATAAAAGGGCGTTGTTGGATCTATCATGTGAAAATTCATATCGGTCATTATATAGTAAATTTAATGTGGCTTCACTTCCATTAACTGGGGCGAATGAACCATAACCATTAATTAGAGACCGAGAGACGAAATTAGCATTAGATTCAAGACCAATAATACATTTGGATACAAGGCGACCATTTCCACCAACATTAAATACAAGGTTGGTGAAATCACTTTGAACCCCAGTTCGTTTCGCTAATGTATATTCTTTAAAACTAAACGAAATGGATTTATTCTGGTCTCTATATTTTTCCATAACTTCACCATCATAACTAATACTATCATAAATCATTTTTAGTTCATTCTGGTCTATTGCGTATGATACGGCTTCCGTTCCCGTAAGATTGGTACAACACCTTTGAGATTGATTATTAACTCCATCAGCAATACTCGTAAGGGGAGGAGTGAAAGTTAGTTCAACAAATATCGGTTCATCAAGCATATATGCGGGAAGTTGGAAAGTTTTAAGCATACCAAAAAGGTCACTTAAATATATGGAATATACTGGACTCTGTTTAATAGTGTCAGCATCCGTAGCATCTATTTCTTGGAATTTATGTAAAAATACACCTTGCGATGCGCCAGTAAAATTAGTTTCAACACCATTATCAATCCCAACTCTATCAGCATATAGAAGGTTAGTCATGTCACTATTTACATTTTTATGTGCGATTGCTCGCTGACTTAAATATTGTTCCCGTTCTTTATTATTTTCATTAGTTATAAACATAGACGAATATGCGTGGAGGTGGGCGAAATCTTGGGTCTCGCTAATCGTTCGCTGACCGATTTTAAGGACGGCGCGCTGAATAAGAGAACCAACACCAATATTAAGGGGGAAGTATGCTTTGGCGTTTGTTAGAGGAACAACCGAAAGAGCAATTTTGGAATTACTATGGAGAAAACCAACTCGTCGGTCAAGGGTAAATCGTGCGAACGAATCACTCACAACAGATGGCTCAATAATGTCGGTGGTTACAACTTGCGCCATGTCGGTCTGGATTTCTCCAAGTTTCATAAGGTCTGGGATTCTATCATTAGAACTCATTTTATATATATATAATATAATATATATTTTAAAATAAAAAAAATAATTATAAAAAATTAAAAAATGTTTAGAAAATAAATTTAACTTACAACTTGGATCATTCCATCTTTCCAAGCAATCGTATTTTTAGATTTTACAAATAGATATGCAGAATTAGGGTTTCCATCAGTTAATTCATTTCTCATTTGAATACTAAATTGTTCGCTCGAAAAATCAACACCATCACTATCAAGCATATCATAAACAACACCAACACCCCACATAGCACCACCGAAAGGCATTACTTTATATCCATCAGCCATATTATTATTAATAGTATATACACGATTGGAATTCTGGGGACAAATATTAGATCTTACATGGTGAGTTTCTGGGACAATCGAAGACATAAACGATTTAATAACTTGTGGATCAACGCTTGGAGTTCCGCTGTCTAAATCATAATTCGTTTCAGTTTCAAATGCCGCTGGAAATCGCATTCCGTTTTTAAGAAACGAAATTTGAGAAAGGTTGGCGAGAGCACCACCAGCAGCATCACCAGCACCAGAAGGAGCAACAGCGGGCATATAAGTTAATGAACCATCTTGGGCGAGATTATTAACAAAACTGGATGGGATGAAATTAACAAATGCCGCTAATACTTTACTTAATCCAAGGCGGAAATTTACTATTGAATTAGTAGATTCAAGAGTTGTAAAGTATGAGGTGATAGAGTTAAACGAAAACGCCCCACTCATAGGAAGCATAGACGCCATTTCATTCGGTTCGGGTTCATAGATTTCACACATTAGTCTAACATCACTTAATTCATAAAAGCAATCTTGAAGATCCGCCAGAGAACCAGTCGCAGATTCACTATAAAAGAAAGCAGAATCGGGAGCAAGGGAAAGTTCAATATCAAGAGGCAGAGAGTTTAGTGGAACTTTATTTCCCCCAAGGGTCATACCGCAAGGGAGGGGAACACAGAAGGACGATTCCCCCGCATTCTGTATAACAGACGATTTAAATGAAGCGTGATTATTAGTGATAAGGGCGCTTTCGCTTAAATGACCCATAGAATCTTGTTTAGACGACATAACTGGAAGGTAGGAAGACATAAAGCGAGAGTAATGACGGATATGTTCGGCGACTTGTTTTGTTTCAGCGTGGCGAAAAACCACTTGATCCATAACACCATAAATTCCAAGTTTAGCGGAAGCAG